GACGGGGGCGTTCTTCTGCCTGCGGTTACTCGCAGCCCTCGCAGAGAGCGCGCTCCGCTGGGTCGGTCGGGCAGGTATACCCGTCCACGACCTCCACAGGGTGCGGCTGCGAGTGGTCGTCCGGCATCACGACACAACCGGCGGGGTCGAAGGCGCCGACTCGAACACGTCATCACCGAACAGGGTCCTCGGGTCCACGTACTCCACCTTCGGCTCGTTCGGGAGGATCCCCACACCAGCAGCCGTCAGCGCCGCGAGGATCACACCCACCCACGCCGACGCCGACACGTCACCGAGACCCAGTGACGGGCCGACCAGCAGCGCCACCGCCTGAAGGGCCGCGAGGGCGACCGTGCAGATCAGCTTCACGTACCGTGCCGAAGTCGCGAAGTACGTCGGGACAGCACCCACGACCGCGATGCCGATCGCCAGCCACTCGGCCGTCGACAGGGCGTTGTCCGTGAGGGCCGGCTGCAGGACCACGAGGGCCGCGCCGAGGAGGTACACGATCGACTTCGTGTAGTGGCCGACGTTCGACCCCACATAGGGGGCAGGGGCGGTAGTGCTCATTCGGTGTCCTTCTTCCTGACGAGGAACGTTTCCAGAGTGATGGGGCGACCCTTACGCAGGATCATCACCAGCGTCCACACAAGACGCCAGATCGCGAGACCGAGGCTGAAGTACACGACGATGCGGACGAACTCGATCCCAGGGTACCGACCCGTCGCCAGGTGGATCGTGTTCATCAGGATCAGCGCAGCGAACGCGATCACCCAGTACATAAGCGCCTTCCCCGGTCGGGTCGCCCGCCAGTCCGCGTACCGGGCGTACACGAACACGAACGTGATCGCACCGAGGAACGCACCACCCGCAAGCATGTTCGGGATCACATCCAGGTGCGAAAAGTGGGAAAGCGGTTCCGGGTTCACTGCTTGCGCCTTTCCATGGCAAGTTCGAGCGCCGCACCGAAGTTGTTCCGGTGCCCTCGAACGGTCAACGCCGCGTGCACTGCGTGCACTTCCTGGTCCTGCGCGTCAAGCTGCTCCAACGTCTCCAACGCGGCCGCCTGCGCGGCCCGCTGCTCGGACAGATCGACTTCGGGACGGCGTGAGGTTCGGCTAAACGGCCACATCATGACTCCCCGGCGTGCTGTGATCCGCCGCGGGTACGAAGTCTCGGTAGAACTGGTCCGCGATTCGGACGGACGCGAGAAGGGTGCTGTTCTGCTCCATCGCTTTCGATCGGGCTTGCTCGGATACAGAATGAGCGGCCTTCCACTCGTCGGCGCGAGCGACCTCACGGGCCAACTCGCGCCGGTGGGTCCGACCGGGGATGACACCACCGGTGAAGATGAGAACCACGAACCCGGTGAGGATCGCCACCGCCCCGACATCACGGACGCCACTGTTCGACAGGAAGGTGATGAGATCCACGCCTGCCCCTAACCTTCGGTGCCAGCACGGGTGAAGATCCCTCGGACCCCGGCGATGATCTTCCGCACCAGGGACGCCTCATCGACCTGTGGTGTAGGTATCGACTTCGCGAGAACCTTCCCGATCTCTTTGACCTGATCGTCCGTGAGCTGCGCACCACCCGTTGCCCGGATCAGAACATCTAGCTGCGTGACCCACGTCTGTAAGTAACTGATCATGGTGCCGAGCTGTGTCTGCTGAGGCTTCCCCTTGGCCTGGGGCAGGTCCGGCCTGTCCAAAGGGTATGCGGCAACTGCTCGTGCCGTACCGTCAGGGATCTTCTCGATTGCCGTGTTCGCGGCCTGTCCGAGCAGGAGCGCGTCTGAGAGCGCCTGCTTCACCGTGCGTGGACCAACTGCGGTCTCGATGCCCGTGTCCAAGAGCACAATTGCGATCTGCTGCATCTGGTCTCTGGTGATGTCCGCCATATCGTTTTCCTTCTCAATCGGGGTGATGCCGAGAGAGGCGAGTGCCACCCCGTTGTCGTTCCAGTGCCATCGCTCGGATGGATCACGGACAAGGCCCACTTTACGTGCTTCGTCGATGATGACTTGCTCCCCCACCGACGCCCAGTTGTAGATGTCGAACGCATGCCCGCCATCACCACGGTCCTGATGGTTCGCCTGTGGAGTGTCGGGCTTCGCCGCATAGTTGAACCCGGGCAGGCGACGGTCGTACCCGTCACGCAGGTACGCCTGCTGCGCACGAGTCCGGCCGGCACCATACGGGCGGGTAATGAAGATCCACTTGCCGGTGCGCGCGTGCACGTTGTTCTTCAGAAGGACGTACTTCGCGGCCGTCCGTGGGGACAGTCGCAGTTCGCCCTCACCGAACGTCACACCAGCGACCACGTCATGCGCTCCATGTGCTGATGGTGAAGTTGCGGTTGTACTCCGTCGTATACCCTCGCTGTCCGACAGGTGCGGGCAGGCCGAACAGGCGGGCCGCGCGTAGCGACACTCGCAGCTCACCGCTGTACACCTTCGCCGTGGGGAGCATGTCGACCTTTTGGTACTTCACGCCCGGCTGTGAAATCTCATACCCGATGACCTCCCCCTGCGTGGTCCCGTACGCACCGCCGGCCGTGATCTGCAGGTCGTACCGGGGGGCGTTGCTGGGCGCGCCGTCCTCGACGTACACCTCGCCGGTGGCCTGTGCCTGGATGCGGTACGGGCTGCCCTGCGGAGGGATACCGAACTCTTTCAGCAGCCGGATGCCGTCCTGCCAACGGAACGCCTCACCCGGCCACCCGATCTCGTACACGTTCAGCAGACGCCCCTTGTTGTTCACCGGGTACCAACCTGCCGGCGTCATCCCGCCCGGGTTCGTGGATGCGTTGTACGCAGCCCGGTACATCCACACCTCCCCGACGGACAGGACGTTCACGAGCAGGCCCTGTTTCAGGACAGGGAACATGGTCCGCAGCACTGCCGGGTCCGCCGCCGCCGGGACCACTCGGTCAGCCGTCCACTTCGACAGCTCCGACACCTGCTCCGGGAAGTTCGCGTCATCGTCGAGGTCCGGGAGAGGGTTCCCCAGGGGTCCGTAGTTGTCCACTGCCATTTGTTCAGCCTCTCCACTTGATCCTGAGTGTCCCCGACCCGCGGACGAACTGCCGGTAGCCGGTCCCGCGCGTTCCTACACCCGCCGCTGCCCCGGTCTTTAGGGCATCACCGAACGTGGTAGGGAGGGGTACGAACCCGGATGATCCGGCCGGTGCTGCACCCACACCCACCAGGGTACCTACCGGGAACTCTCCCACCGGGCGGACCCGCTCCTGATGAGTACCGATCTGCGCTTCCGCAGCACCGGACGCTTCGCCAACCACGAGCAGCAGTTGCACGCTGAGGATCATCGCGGACGACGGGATGCTGTCGGTGATCTGGGTGCCGTAGAACCAGCCGGCCGCGACCGCACCGAACATCACATCCGGGGTGGTCCACTTGTCGCCCAACCAGGAGCCGGAGTCGGTGGGGATGAAGTCCTGGGTGCGGTCGGCCGTGGTCCCGGATGGGGCCGGGATCGGTGGCGCTTCCGCGAGCGGCACCCGGGGTACCTCGCCCGCAACCCGCATGAGGATGTGGCCGCCCGCGTCCCAGTTCATCAGCACACGGGACCCGGCCGGGAAATCCGCACCGTAAGGACCCGACACCCGGAACCGGCGTGCGTCACTGCTCTCCACCGTCCACAGGCCGTCGTCATCTCGGGATTTCACCGTCACCAGGGCGGGCAGCATCGCCGGCCCCACGCACAGGTACGTGGACCCGACCTGCATCACCCACACCGTTGCCCCCAACACGGGGGGCGGCCCGGACATGCGGGCAGGGACCATCCCGCCGCCGATGTTCACCATCGCGGACCGGGTGGCCCAGTCGATGGAGTCGCACACGGCCGGCGTCAACGCGACCGCAGCTCCCGCGTCGAGGCCGGCGATCTGTTGTCCTAACCCCACGGGATGACCTCTCTCGGGATCGTGAGCGTGACCTGCATGAGGTCGGTCGGGTTCATGCTGTACCGGATGTTGGAGATCATGCCGACCTCGACGATCTCCGAAGCTGGATCTGTGGCCTTCACCGCGTCACCCAATTCGATGCCCGGGTGCGGGAGGCAGGTGACGGTCACTTCCTTGGTCTGCCCGGAGAGACGCGCCAGGTGCCTGTCAGCGGCCCGCTGGGCGTCGTACTGGCTGTCGATCTCGGACTCGCTGATGACCTCCACACGAGGCCCCAGCGGGCCGGTGTGCGCCAACGGGCCGACCGTGATTCGAGACACCGCGACGATCTGCACGTCATTGACGGTCTTCCCTTTCAGCACCACCACATTGCGGAGATCGTTCGACAGTCCGGACGCGACATCCCGGATGGTGCCGGTCAGGTCAGTGGTGGGGATGTTGAGGTTCGGTTCCGCCGGCCGCACCGTGATAGCCCCCGCACGGGTGGCATGCAGCACCCCGTCGAGGTTCCCGGCGAGCTTCTGCAACGCCTCCAACCTGGATTCCGGGTACACGAACACCGGCGGGATCGGACGGTCCGGGAGAGAGAACACCACGGGGAACGGGCACAGCCGGCGGATCTCCGCCCACGTGGACGTGCCCTGCGGGGTCACCGCTTCCGTGAACTTGTTCGCCTCGATCGCTTCGAACCGGTCCTGGATCTGCAGCTCCACCGCGAGACCGTACCCGATACCGCGGGCGGCAAGACGCTTGCTGGTCTGCTCGATCGTGGGAACTTCCGTGATCCGGAACCTGCCCAACGGGACAGACCCGATCGGAGCCGACCCGGTCAGCACTTCCAAGCGCAACTCCACCTCTTGCCCGAACGGGGCGAGGGGGTCACGCATGCCGCGGGGGATGATCTGCTGCCCGCCGGTCTCAAACCGGTCCGTGCGGATATACACCCGCCCCGAGGTCTGCACGTTCCCATCCGCGGACGACGAAAGGTCCCCGGTCGGCATCGGTTCCAACGCCACCGGCAACGACGGTCGCCCATCGTAGAACGTCAGCATCCGGTACCGGGCCGTGTACGAACCCTTCAGGATCACCGCGGCCAGTTCCGGGTCCAGTTGGATCACCACGTCACCGCTCCGCGGGCGGGTTCAGCAACGCGTCACGCCACGTCGGGTACGCCGCCGCCAGGGCACGCCCGGTCGGGAACGCTGCCGCGTACCGGCGGTGCGTGAGCACAGGGGCCACGATCTGGGTTGTCGGCGCGGACACCTCCGTGCCCACGTTGGCCCAGTCGAACTCCTCGAACCCGCCGGACAGGTTCCACTCCATCCGTACCGGCTTCGGGGACCAGAAGTACAGAGTCCGCGGCACCTCCATGGGGGGTGTGGTGCGGATCACGACCGCGCCGTGGTCCTCCCGGAACACCGCCAACGCCGCCCGGTACTGGGCCAGCGTGTCTGTGTAGAAGTCCATGTTGAGGTCGTCGAGCTGGGTCCCAGTGTCGGCGGTGATGAGGATCTTCCGCCGGCCGATCTGGTGCACTTGCCCCACATACGACTCGGTCAGCGTCTCTCCCGCGGTCGCGGCGAGAGACACCTGCACGGCACGGTTCGGGTTCGACGGGCTACTGATCCACGTCGTCCCCACCGGCACGTCCAGCTGGGTGCGGGTGATGGGCAGCTGCCCAATGTCGGCACCGTTCTTGTCGAACATGCGCGCCGTGTACGCGATCGACGTGTTCAACGGTGCGTACCAGTCACGGACGATGAACCCGCCCGACGCCGGCACCCGTTCCGCGCCGGGCACGATGACCGTATCAATGCCGGCCACGTTGCGGTACACCGTCACCGTCGCCAACGTGTCGGGCACGATGTCCGCTGAGAGGACCACGTGCGGGCCACGCACTGGGTCGTACGTCGGGTACGCCTGCATGGTCCGGTCGGTGAGACGCGAAACCGACTTGTCCGGTGTCCCCTCCCAGACCGCGTCGACACCGGAGTACCCGTCGAAGTACGACCGTGGCTGCTTGGACACGATCAGTCCATCCACCAGGATGAGACCGTCCGCGTCTGTCTGCGGGACGATGCGGACCCGCACATCATCGGTCGCGATGAAGGTGACCGTGAGGGTTTCCCACAGGTCCCGCACCGAAGACACCGCGGATTCCGACCCTGCCGCGGTGAGCTTCACCAAGGGCGCGTTGACCGCCGACCGTACCTCAGCCTTCGCCGTGTACTCCGCCCCAGGGGTGAGGTTCGTGAACCGTGCGAGGGTGACAAAGTCGGCGGCCGTCGTCATACCGGGGTGCCCCTTACTAGATGCGGGTGGACAGGGTCTTCAGGCCAGCCACCGCCCGGTTCGTCATCGCGACCTTACCGAGGGTGTTCGGGTGCTTCCCGTCCGTGGCTTCCACCCACGACGCACCCCGGTCGGGCTGCTGCACGTAGTCGCTGAACAAGTCGATGATGAACCATCCCTGCTTGTGAGCATACGCACGCCCTGCCGCCTGCCGTGCCGCATGGTCCGGGATCCGGGACGCAGGTGCCCCGTCAGATGCCGCGTAGCGGGGGTTCTCCAGGACGTAGAAGAACGGGACGCCCGGGTACTCCGCGTTCGCTGCCGCAGCCGTAGCGGCCAGCTCAGCGACATGCTCGGTCGGGGTCTGCGCTTCGTTGTTCATGCCGCCGGACAGCATGATCGCGTCCGGCCGGACCGGCAAGATCTGCTTGATGCGGGTCTGGTGGTACACGAACGTTTTCCCCGACGCGCCGCCGTTGTACAGGTTGATAGGCGGCAGGGTCCCGGTACCACCAGATGCGCTCGTGGACACCGTCGCGACCGCCACGATCAGATCCTCACGGGCACGAGCGTCATCCGACCGGATCGCGACCCGGTCCCACCCAACGAGGGAGTTGACTTCATTCGCCGTGAGAGTGCCCTGCACGGTCACCGCCGTGGCGCCCTGGTTCGCCAGGCTGCCCTTCAGTGTCGTCCCCGCGACCTCGATCACGACCGCTTTGAACTGGTCCGTGGTTGCATCCAGCACAGTTCCGGCCGGGAAAGTTGCCACCACCCGGGCGGCACCGTTCACCACCACTTCGAGGGTCGCGACCGCGGTACCCGACGAGGACCCCGTGATGCGGATCTGCGTCCCGTCCAGGTTGCCCTTCGTCGCACCACCCACCAGGGTCGTCGTCACGTCGCTCGCAGCGGTCGTGAATCGGACAGCTCGGGTCACCTTGTGGTCCGCAGCAACCGTCACCGCGGCGAGCTTCGCGTACACAGGTGTGCCCAAGGTAGGGGTGACACCAGGGACCGGCTCCGCAACCACGTTGTTGTACGTGCGCCACACACCGGTGGGGCCTTCCCACTTCTGGCCCACCTGCGGGGTTGACCCGACCAGCTCGGTGCCGGTGCCCTGCCCGCCACGGTTGAGGTTGTCGGAGAACACCACCTGCGAACCGGTCGTCCCCGTGCCGGACCCGCCACCGTTGCCGCCCTGCACGGTCGTGACCGCACCCAGCGTCTCCGTGTTGATGTCCCACGTGCGGCACGTCACCGGCCGCTCCGCAGCCTTCGCCGCCGCGTACGCCGCCCACGCGCGCACGAACCAACCGTCCGCGGGGAACATGATGCTGTCACCGAGACCACCAATCGTGACCGCACGGTCCGCACCCATGTCGAGAGGAGCGAACACGTTCGCGTCGAGCCGATCCGCGTTCGAATCCGTCGCGGAAGCGGTCAGGCCGAGGCCGCGGATCCAGCTCTCCGTCTCCGGGCCGAGCGCACCCGTCACCGGGTCCACACCCGCGAGGATCTTCGTACCCGTGCTGATCTGCGCCTTGATGCCACGCGGCCCCGAGTACGACACCTCGCCCACCACCGGGGTGAACTTCAACCGGATCGACGCGATACCCGCAGGCAGCGCCGTGCCCGCAATGTCAACACCCCACTGGGTGCCCCCAAGGGGGGACAGAATCCCGAACGGTTCCGTGCCACCATTCGCGCACAGCTCCATGGTCCGCAGCGCCGGCCCCGAGTACGTGACCCGGACGGTGAGGACATCGGTGATGACCGCGTTCGCTTCCGGGCTAGTGATCGTCGACACGATCGGAGTCGTCGACCCGGCCGCGAGAGTGAACGGGGTCCACGCGCTGATCCCGGCAACCTGCACCGACCCGGCGCTGAACGCACGCACCTGATACTGGGTCGCGCCGGGAGTGATCTTCGACAGGTCCGCGTTTCCCGTCCAGTGGTCCCCAGCCTGCAGGGTGAACTCCGCGAACTGGGCCGGGCTGTCGCCGCCCGTGTACGCGCGCACCTCCGCGATGCCATCCGGGTGGGTGACGATCCAATCCATCGGCTCGCCAGCCACCCACGCCTTGTTCGCGGCAGGGAGGACACGGGTCAGGGTCGGAGCGACCGGGCCGGTGGACGTGTTCCGGGAGACCGTGATCGCACGACTGTCGGTGCCGACCGTTGCCAGGTTCCCGTTCACATCCCGTGCGGCGACCCGCCACGTGGTGATCGGGTTCGACGACGCATCCGCCGGGTCGTTGCTGAGCGACGCCCACGGCACACCGAGGAGACCGTACTGGTTGCCGCTGATCAGCTCGGGTGCCTTGCCGCCGATGATTCGCCCATCGGATCCGACGATCGCCATCGACGCGATCGCGGACGCATCCGTGATCGTGAACGTGAAGTCCTGGGTTCCACCAGCTGCGACGGTGACGCCGGCCGCGGGGAACCGGCTGCCGATGACGGGACCTTCCGTGTCTTCGCCTGTGCCGCCACCGGTACCGCCGCCCGCGGTGGCGTACACCCCGGTGAGGTAGTTGTGGAACACGGTGGCCTGCTTCTCGTGTCCCAGCTCGTTGAGGTGCAGGCTGTCGATCTGCTGCGCTTCCTCGCGGGGCATGTACTTCGCGAGGTCGAACACGATGGTGTACGTCATCTCGGATGCGACCTGCGCGTACGCCTGCAGTACCTCGTCCCACTCGGCCCAGGTCCAGGTGCCGGGCTTCTGGGGGCGGGCGAAGATCAGGACCGCGTTCGGGGACTTCTCCCGCATGAGCTTCGCCCATGCTCGCGCGTACTGGGTGCGGAGGGTGAGGCCCATGCCGGAATCGTTGGTACCGAGGAAGTTCGCGTGGAACGCGAACTCACCGATCGCGGGGATCTGGTCCGCCCACGCGGATGAACCGTTAGAGGAGTCCACGAACCGCTCGGACCCGAACCCGGAGTGAGACATGTCCCAGTCCTGCCAGCCTCGGTTCTCGGAGTTGCGGTACACGGCCATGCCGTCGTAGTCGTGGGATCCGCCAACGAACTTGATGCGGGACTCCGGCTTCGTGCCCGGCGTCAGGACGCGCGCCTCGGTCCACTTCCCCAGGGCCGGCGACTGGGACAGCTTCTGCACCCCATCGACGTGGGTGGTGACGGTCGCGCCGGTGGTCTGCGGCCGGTACCAGTGCCCATGCGAGGACGCCGCCTTCGCCAGGTACCGCTCCTGCCCGGGACCCTGGGTGTTCGCCTGAAGGCCCAGGCCCACCCCGTTGAACTGTTTCGAGGGGACCCCCGAGAACAGCGGCTGGAACGGGTCTAGCCCCTTTGAGGGGACACCGCCCGGGTAGGGGGTGCTGACGGCGTAGTCCGCGGACAGGTGAAGGAACGCCGGCATGACCGTGCACCCGGTCACAGGGACGCGCGCGTACTGCTTGTTCTGGATCCGCGCGATCGTGCCCCCTTCGAGGGTCTTCGCGCCGTGCAGGAGCATGCTGTCCCCGGTGAACCCACCGCGGATCGGCTTGCTGTTCACGTCCGCGTCCCACGACTTGATGCGGGCGAGGGTGGTGACCTCGGGGGTGAGCGGGTTCGGCAGGGTGACCATGTGTGGGTCTCTCAGTTCGTGATCTGGAAGTAGAACGGGCGGCCCGCGATGGGGGTGATCTGCGTCGGACGGACCAGCTTCTCGACCGCGTCCTCCGCGGCAGCAGCAGCCACATCCCGTACGGCCGCACCCTCCACGGTGGCGGCGTTCGCCATGTTCGCGGCAACCCGGTTGCGGGCCTTCGCGGGGAGCTGCCCATCGGCGTCCATCGTGATTGCTTGTGCCATGTCAGTTCCCAATCTCGAACGTGGTGGGGTCGATCTGACCGCCGGGGAGGATGTCGTACACGCCCTGCTCGCGAGTCTCGCGGAGGGTACCGGGCTGGCCGTCGATTAGGTCGAACGTCTGCGCGTCAGCGCCAGCACGGAGCCGGTAGTAATCGAACGACAGCCACTGGATCGCGAGCGCCGCCGGACGGTACCGGCCCACCCCTTGCGCCTGCCACGCTTCCGCGTTCCCGGCAACACCAACACCATCGGGGAAAGGCTTCGTGCCCTGGGTGGTTTCCACCATGCTCGTTGCAGTCTCAAACGCTGGGTTGGTGGCGAGGTTACGGAAGACGGGCATCAGCTGGACCTCTTCCCTCTCGCTGCCTGATCGGACTCGTTCTGCAACGCCCCGTCGATGATGCCTTCAACCATCCCGATGAGACCGTTCCCGAGGTCGAGAGTACCGGTGATCCGCTGCGGACCCGTAGGGCGCTCCGCAACCGCTGTGCCACCCTGCCCCTGCGGGACGAGGTCGTACCCGAACTTGTTCGCCGTCACACCGAGCACACCCACCGACCGTTCCCGGTACGCGGGGTTGCTGCTGATGAACGTCTCCGGGTACGCCGGCTCCTCATTCCAGATCCGAGTCTGCCCGGCAGCTGCGATCTGAGAGAACGTGTTCGGGTTGTTGAACCCGCCGCCCGCAAAGTACCGGGGCGCACCCTTCGCGGTCCCTTCGACGATGCCACCCGCAGCCTGCATGATCGGACCCTGCTGGCCGGCACGCCCCACCACAGGGTTCGCAGCACCCGTCGTACTAACCCGCATGACGATATTGCGGCCATTCCAGTTCCGGTAGAAGTACTCCAACTTGTTCGCGGCCGCTTCGGTCTCCGCGGTGATCTGGATCTCCTTCTCCGTGGGGATCTTGTACACCGCGTCCGCGATCCGGTTCGCTTCGTCTTTCGTCTTCCCGAACAGCATGAGGTTGTCGACGAACGTCTGCCGACCTGCGACCATTGCGTTCTTGTAGTCCGTCGTGGACCCACCGGCCTTCAGCTGCGCGTTCGCCGCGTCCTGAGCAGCCTTTGCCTGATCCAGCAGCATGCCGTAGTTGTCGCGGCCTTCCTGCGAGTTCATGTCGAGAGACAGGCTGTATCCCTCGGTACCCGCCTTGGCCTTGTCCACGTGCTCTTTGATCTTCGCGAGCTGGTCCATGTAGCGGAGGTTCGCTTCCTCACTGCTGATCTGGACGCCGTTGGCCTTGTCGAGCGCGTCGGCCAGCTCGTTCAGCGACAGGCTCAACTCGTCAGCTGCGCCGGTCTGCTCGTTGTACTTCCCGGCCGTGTACTCCGACGACTGCGCGCCCGTGTCCTGTGCCAGCTTCAGCAGGATGGCGCTATTCGCCGCCTCATCCGAGGAGGTCGCGTTCAAGCCCTGCGCGGATGCCTGCTGGATCAGCGCATCCTTATACGCCGGCATGCTGTTGATGAGGCGGGTGAGGGACGCATCCGACCCGTCCGTGGACTCGGCCAGCTTCAGGAACGCCCGCCCCGCGGCCGGTGCGTTCGTGTTCGCGAGATCCGCCATGCCCTCGCCCGTGTCCTTCAAGATCTGCGACAGGCGGGAAATGTGCCGGGTGTCGTACTGCACACCGAGCTGCGCGAACGCGTTCTTGCTGCCCTGTTCGAGGAGCTTCAGGTCTTCGTTCAAGCCCTTCAGGGACAGGTCGTACGTCTCGATCGGCGCGCCCTTCGCCGCAACAGCGAAAATGTCCTGCGCCTTGGACGCGGTCTGCAGGCTGTTCGTGATCTCCTCGGTCGTGGCCTTCAAGCTGTCGAGGTACCCGGTCAGCAAGGTCACCCCGATACCAGCAGCGGCAAGAGCCATGCCCCACGGTCCGCCCATGAACGCTGCCGCGTTCTTCGCGCCTGTGATGACCTGAGGGTACGTCTGCGCGAGGACCTGCAACGCGACACGAGTCTCGACGATCTTCGGGATCGCGAGGAGCGCACCACCACCGACGAGCGCGAACCCGCCCGCAAGGAGACCCAGCCCAAGCGCCCCCTGCTGGACGAACGCGGGCATCCCGGAGTAGATGTCGATGAACGACCCCAAAGTCTGCACAAGGGCGCGCAGGGCGTCGTTGGCGCCGGACCCCGTCTGGATGAACGCCGTGTCAAGGGACCCGCCCAGCTTCTCGACATCACCGGCGAGGTTGTTCTGCATCTCGGCCGCGAACCGGGCAGCGTACCCGGCGTCGTTCACGGCCCCGTTCCACTTCTCCATGCCGGCCTGCCCCTGGTCGACCATGACCGCAGCAGCACGGAACGCGTCCGTTCCGAAGATCGTCGACAGGGCAGCGTTCCGGGTTGCGGAATCGACCTTCCCGAGCTTCGTAGACAGCTCACCCGCCAGCTCCGACATAGGCAGCATCGTGCCGTTCGCGTCGTGGGTCTTGATGCCGAACTCTGCGATCGCCGCAGCCGCTTCATCGGACGGGTTCGCGAGGGACACCAACATCGTTTTGAAAGACGTACCGGCGTCAGAGCCGACGAGACCCGCGGACGCGAACGCGGCGAGCGTACCGACCGTCTCGTCCACGCTGAGACCCATCTGGGACGCGACGAGACCGGACTGCTTCAGCGCCCCCGACAGGTCCCCCACGGAACCCTGCGCCTTCCCGGCTCCCGCCGCGAGCAGGTCAGCAACGTGAGTAGTCTCCGTGCCCTTCAGCCCGAACTGGGTGAGGGTGGTCGCGGCGATCTCCGCAGCATCCGCAACACCAAGCTGACCGGCTGCCGCCAACGCGAGCGAACCAGACAGGCCACCCGTGAGGATGTCCCCCGTTCCCACACCCGCCTTGCCCAGTTCCGTGATCGCGTTCGCGGCCTCCGTCGCAGAGAACGACGTAGACGCGCCGGCCTCGATTGCCGCATCCCGGAGCTTGCCCTGCATCGACGCTGTCTCGCCCGTCGTCGCGGACACCTCCGACATGGCGGCGTCGAACTCGGCGTACTTCGCGATCGCTGTCGTCGCGACCGCGAGGATCGCGCCACCCATGACCACCGCGGACTGGCCGACCGTGTTGTGGGCCGACTCGACCTCGGATGACATCTCCTGGGCCTTGCCGCCCAGTTCCTTCTCCGCGTCGGCCGCAGCCTTCGTCTCCTGTGCCAGCTGCTCCGACCGGCGTGCCGCTTCCTGCGCTGCTTGGGCGTACCCGTCCACAGCACGGGCGGTTTGCTTCGACTCGGAACCCATTGTCCCGTTCGCGCGTGCGGCTTCCTCGGCTGCTTTCGCGTACCCGTCGACCGCACGTGACGCCTGCTGCGACGACGTACCCGCGTCAGCGTTCGCTTTCGCCGCCTCCGCGGCAGCTTCCGCGTAACCGTCAACAGCGCGCGCGGCCTGCTTCGTTTCCTGGCTAAACGTTTCCTGGTCCTGAGCGGCCTTCCGGGACTGCTTCCCGGACTGCTCGACCTTCTCGCCTGCCTTGTCGGCCTGCTTGCCGAGCTGTTCGGCTGCGTCCCCCGCCTTCCGGGACCCCTTCGCGGACTGTTCCGCGCCCTCCGCGCCCTTGCCGAGGCCCTTGCCCAGCTTCTCGGCCTTGTCGCCGCCCTTCTCTGCGGACTTCGCGAACTGGTCGACGGCCTGATCGGCCTGCTTCAGCAGCGCCTTCGCCGCAGCTACACCGGCGACCTCGATGAACGCGACTACACGGCCGACCTCGAACATGGTGCCGCCTCTCAGGGGGTGGGGGTGGTCGGCTTCCGGCCCGTCACGTACAGGATCCGGTCACGCAACCAATGCCACGACCTGTCCTGCAACGCTGGGTCCTCGATGTCGATATGAGGGGGCTGCATGTGGAGGAGCAGAGCTAGTTCGGTGTCAATGCGGGGGAGAAGATCAGCCCACAACTCGTGGGTGGTCAGGCGGCGCTGCGGGGCTTCCCCTGACGGATCGACCTTCGCTCGGGCGGCAGCCTGTCGACGGCCTTCACGCCACCCAGGGGGGTAGACGTATCGGGGGTACCTGCCGGTCTCGTCAGGTTCTCCAACTCCGTATTGGGCGATGTCGGCGACGGTAAGGCTGCCGACATCGCGGTCAGCAGCCGGAGGGCTTTTACTACACCTGCCACCCCGCCTCCGGCGGCGTCGAATGCGCGGATGCCGTCTATGCCGATGACGGTCTGCCACATGAGCGCCTTGACGCACAGCTCATCGCCCTCGACCTGGGACACTTCCTCTTCGGCGCGAGCAGCGTTGTGCTCGTTGAGGGCTTCACGGAACATGCCCGCCTGTCGTTCGGCGGACACGGTCCCGGCCTGGGAAGCGACGGCGAGGTAGTCAGCGGTGAGCTGCCGCCCGGCCTTCATCGCCACAGGTTCGACGATGTACGGTTCGAAAACCGCAGCACCGTTCTCGTCTGTGACGGTGAGGACCAGGCGGCGGCCCACCTGCTCAGCTTTGATGGTCATGCGCCCAGGTTAGACGCTATGCGTGCGTGAAGGGCGACGCCACGGACGTTCCGTTCACCGAGGTCACCGTGATCGGGTACGACGTGGCTGCGGTACCGGCCGGCACCACCGCGGTGATGGTGTTGTCCGACAGGACCTGGAACGACGTGGCGGCGACCGCACCGAACTTGACCGCGGTCGCACCGGTGAACATGTCACCCTGCAGGACCACCGTCGCACCGGTCGCAGCCGTGAGTGGCAGCACCTGCGAGATGGTGGGGATCACACCGGCCAGGACAGGGTTCGCGATGTCCCAGTTCGGCTTGCCGTAGGGGCTGAACGTGATCGTCGCCCACTTCGCATCGTCCCAGCCGGTGCCGGAGAACGCGAACCCGACGGACCCGATGGCCTCGAACGCGTAGTCCGCGCCGAGGAGGTCGTACACCCGGTACACGCGACGGTTCTTCTCACCGACGGCCTTCGATGCCTTGTGCAGGTCGACGAGGGCGGGCTGCCACTGGCCGGCGTCATCGCGGACGATCTCGATGTTCACCGTGGTGGTGAGGTTCTCGGCGTACTTCGACGCGGAGTCGTTGCCCTTGGACGCGTACGTCTCCCGCTGCCGGGTCTTCGGGGTCGACTTGGGGTCGAGGTCGGTGATGTCGGGGATGTTGGTGAACCCGGCTGCGCCGAGACGCTTCACGTCCAGGCCCAGCTCGAAGCTGTTCGCCGGAGTGCCGGGGGTGTTGGTGATCTGGTCGTACACGTCGGTCGGACCGGCCATGTGCTTTCCTCTTTCTCAGGTGGTGGTGATGGGGGTTCAGGTGGTTTGCCGCTTGCCGCGGAACAGGTACGTGCGGGACTGCCTCTGCTGGGTGTTCACGGTCGCGAGCTGACCGCCACCATCCAGTCTGACATTCCCTATGGGCACTTCCCCGAACCTGCCCACGTACGGCCTGCCCTGGGGTCTCATTGCTGAGTCGAGGATGTCGATCATGTCTAACGCGCGGAGGGCGGATCCGTTGCGTGCCCCGCGGTAGGTGAACGTGATCCGCGATTCGATCGTGTTGTTCGGCCCGTAGACGGGCATGCCGCCGGGGGCGATCACCCAGGACTCGTCTTCGGATTCGGTGCCGAGGGAGTGGTACACGGGGCGGATGTCGCCGGGCTGGTACGGGTCTGCTGGGAGCCGGTACGTGGCGAGGGGTTCGTTGTCGATGACGTGGGACGCCAACCACCCACCTACCCCCCGGAGGAGGGTCGTCGCGTACGTGGACGGCGGGGTCACTTCAGGGCCGTCCGCATCTGCTTCGCGATGATCCCGTACATGAGTTTCCTGTTCGCTCGGAGCGGGTCCGACACGTAGTGCGATTTACCCGCGGCCTGCCCGTTGCTACCGGCCGTGTGGTTGAAGTCTCCCTCATGCTGGGCTGCCCCGTACACGCTGTCTACGACAACGGCCGCGTTCCCGTTGATCTCGGTGACCGTGATCGCGTCCCCCAGCGCACCGGTCTCGACAGGGACTTCCTCAACCGCGCGTGCACGCAGTAGCTCGGCGGCCATCCGGGCGCCTACCTTGCCGGCCTCGTCGAGACGCCCACCGATCTGCGCGAACGCGGTCTTAGACGTGATCGTGATGACTCTGCCCATGGTCTACGCCACCCACAGTTCGACATGCTCGGGACCGGACGGGTGGTCGTAGTACGCGGACGCGACAACCTGCGCACGCCGCTCCACCGGGGACCCAGGGCGGAGGACTACGTCGGAGCCAGGCTTCACGTAGTCCTCCAAGAACAGGAACACGTGCGCTGTCGTGTTCACCTGCGTGCCCGGCTCCGCCCCGTCCCGCTGGTCCTCGACCAGTTTCACCTTCTCGTCCACGATCGCCGCCCTGCCGAGCTTCGGGGTACCAGGGACAGCCCCGTCGGAGCTGCGCCCCGTCGCGATGGGGTACAGGTCCACGATGTGCCGAAACTCAGTGACAGGCGGGCGAGTCATGGCAGCAGTGCGCTCCACTTCGCCTTCATCGCGGCAAAGTGTGCGGCGCGCTGCGTCGCGTCGAGCGCGACGGGCCAGGTGTTCATCTCGACGTAGTCGTGCTGAGAGCCGGCGGTGGGCGTGGTGGTCGTGGGGAACCCCCACCGCAGGACGTTGTTGAGGCCCGCGATGGGGCCTGTGATGCTGCCTGCGTTCGCAGTGATAGCGGCGTTCACGCCCAAGCGCGTGTTCGCGCCGTCGCAGATTCCGAACAGGACCACGAAGTCCGAGGTCAGAGCCGGGCCATTGATGCCCGCCTGTGCGGATCCGGAGTAGCCGTCGAGCTGCCACGTGTTGTTCCCGGCGCGATGGATCGAGTAGCCATCTGCGCTGATGTTCATGCCTGTGCCATTACCACCTGCAGTGCGGACAACTACCGCGACGGTGAACGTGGAGCCAAGGTCCAGGGACGTGTTCTCTAGAGCCTTGTTGTTGGCGCCGGCGACCATCTCCATGTACTTCTGCCCGCCGGTCGCGGCGATGATGGGCAGCACGTTCGATGCCGCCCCGACGGCCGACAGGGGGGCGGATCCGATGAGGTCGGGGATGCTCGACACTTCCGCACCTGCGGCTAGGTTGAGACGCTCGGGAACGTACCTGTGTGTAGCTCCTGCTACCCCATTGTCATGCAGAGGCAGGGGAAGGAAGGGACCGGTACCAGGACCGGTGCGGGGGATGGGAATGCCGATTCCGGCCATGACGGGTTCCTAGTCTCTCGAAGTGATGATAGCGGCAAGGAAAGCGTTGGACGCCTTGTACCCGGTTGCCTGCGGATGTACTGAGTCGCCCCGGAAAGACGATGGCGTCACGCCGTCTGCGATGTCCTGGATGTCCTGTGCCGTCTTCGTGATGCCTGCGGCTGCGAACGCGGCATCGCTCCGCAGGTACGCACCCCAGTCCGCGAAGTGCGCCGGGAACGTGGTCCGCATGGCGGTGACAAGCTGGTCGTACGGGTGGGACCCATCCGCCGGCCGGTTCCGCTCGTCCGTGGTGGGGAGAGGGGCCAGGAGGATCGCGCGGCCGCGGTTCGGGGAGAAGCTCAGCTCTTTCTCAATCGACGCGAGGATCTCTGCGAGCGGGGTTCGGAACCCGTACCCGCCACCGATCGCGCCGGACCCGATGTCGTTGCGTCCCTGGATGAACACAGGAATCGTCTTCTGCGCCGGGGTGCCGGTCGAGAACGGGGTACCAGGAGGAACAGGCATGGCAGCCCCGGTGGTGGTACGGGTGAACGTGTAAGTGTTCACGGTGTCGCCCGTGTTGCGTCCGCCACGCAGCGTTCCCTTCACCCCGCCTAGCGATCCCACGATGGTTGAGAACCCAGCCGTGGGCGGCGCGAGGAGATCCACAGACCAGGCGGTGACCGCAACCGATCCGGATGCCGGGATGAGGTCACCCGCCACCGTCAGCAGAGTGGGCGCACCACCCTGCCTAGCGGCGACCTGCACGGTTCGTTGCCCACCAATCCCATCGACGGTGACAGCCCGCCCCGTGAGGGTGGCCAACTCGCCGGTGGCGTTGTACGCGGCCCAACCAGCGGCGAGAGAGTCGCCATGGATGGTCACGCCCGTGGCTGGTACCGCAGGGGCGACGAGCTGCGGGTACATGGTTCCGTCTGTCCGGATACCGAACGCGACTTCCTTAGTCCCGGCGTAGTAGATCGCGAACGCCCACCCCTGCGAATCGTCCAGGCCCACGACTGACCCGGCCGGCGGGAGTGAAGCGACCACCTCGTCTGCGAGAGAGGCGAGCTTCACGGACTTGGCGGCGAGAGGTTGGGTGGGGTACACGGTTCCGTCCGACTTGATCCCGAATGCGACTTCGCGGGTGCCCTGGTAGTAGAGAGCAAATGCCCAACCCCATGCATCGTCCAGGACAGCGCCGGGCACAAGCTGCTGGCCGACGATCGCAGCCTTGACTGCAGCGACCGCTGCAACCTGCACGGACGGGTCGCCCTGGGAGAACTTGGCGATCGCATCGAGGATCAGCGGGGTGAGGCCAGCCGCGGGCTGCGCAGTGGGCAGTCGGGTCGCCGGGTCCACGTCGACGAGGCCCGCCCACGTCAGGGGGTCGTTCCCAAACACCACATCCCGCTCGGTGACGAGGGTCTGGGACGTGCCGTCGTCGACCGCGTACCCGTTGGCCTTGAACACCTCGATCAGAGGATGCCCGGCCGCGACGACGGCGACACCGTCCTCGAAGTCCACACTGCCGAAGTCGGTGTCCATGTTCGGGTACGGGGCCACGATGCGGGTGAACCCATCCGGGACCGTGCCGCCCTTGCGGGACAGCTTCAGATGCCACGACCAATCCGGGCCAGGCGAATCCAGGTTCACAACCGTGGTCCCGGTCGCGGCAATGGGGAAGTCTACCGGCCCAGGGATGATGACCGTCGCATCATCCGTACGGAGCCGCTGAGCCGTCGCCGTCAACAGACCAGGGACACCCTGCCTACCGCCGGGCGCATCTACCGCAAGAGCGATGCTGATCTGAGTCATAGGGGTCCCTTCCCGGGATCAGTACGTGGTGACACGCGGCGTGAACAGGCCAGCCGCGGTGAGGATCTGGATCGCACGCCCACTGCGGGGGTCCGTGGTCGCGGTGGCATCAGCGCCACCAGACCTACGGGACAGGGTCAACGACCCGGCGCTGATGCTGTCGTACTGGGCGATGGTTTCGGTGCGTGCGGACGGGTTCCCGTCGAAGTACACGGCCTGCGCACACGTCGCCCGCATGATCGCCCGGGTGTGATCGTCGTGCCAGGGAGTCCCATCTGCTTTGACGGGGTACCGGGAGAAGCGGAGGTATCCGCGGACACTGTCCGACGCATCCTCCAACAGGGCCTCACGATCCACACGCACCTGCTCAGACATGGGGTTGGGGAGGGGGATGCCCTGGAAGGCGTACAGCTCAGCGACGGTAGCGAGTGCCACAGGGTTCCTCTCCAAGTTCGGGGGTGCCGGCCGCACCCGGGGGAAGGGTACGGCCGGCAAGGGTGATGCTAGTGCTGGACGCCCTGAGCGTCCTCGTTGTCGCCGTCCGTGGTCGCGGGGGTGACCGTGTACGTCGCACCGGCGAGCTGCTCGTCCGTGACCGTGGCGGTCTCGGCGGGCTGCTCGTTCAGGTCCGCGCCGTCATGCCCACCGAGGAGCGCACGCAGGTCCGCGACCCTCGCACCCTCGGGAACGACGACGCCGCGCTGAGCGGCGAGCAGGATCAGGTCCGCCTTCGGCATCTTGTCGAGGGGGGTGATGACCTCGACGCCCTCGGGGGTGGGGGTGTCGAGACCCTCGACGGTGTACCCGGCCTGGACGAAGTACGCGATCGCGGCCTCGTGCTTCTCGGAGTCGGCGGTGGCCTTGCCCTCGCTGAAGTGCAGGCCGCCGCGCTCACCGTGAAGGGTGGAAACGGGGGCGGTGATGGTGATGCTCTTACCCATGTGGGTTGTCCTCTCGTGAGGTAGTGCTGGTGAGTAGTTCGGGGAGGGCGGCCCCGTGGCTGGGGCCGCCCAGGTTGCTAGAGGACTAGCGGACCTTCACGTTCCGCCACACGGCCGCCGCCTTGCTGGCCTTCAGAGCGACGCCGACCGGTCCCAGCTCGGCCTCACCGGTCTTCACGGCACCGGCGGTGCTGAAGTCGGGGAGCCACGTACGGGCCAGCTGGCGCCCCGTGAAGGTCACACCGTGGAACCCGTCGAGGCCCATGCGGATCGCGTAGATGTCCGTGAGTCCGGTCTGCGCGGTACCGCCGACCGTGGCCGAACGGATCGGGATGACCTGCTGCGAGGAGCCGGCCTTCTCGCCCGCGTCGACCAGCACGAGGTTGCCGTACTGCTCGCGGGTGATCGGGTTGCCGGCACCGTTGGTGAGGCCGTCCATGGGAGAGCGGACGTACGCACCGGCGCGACGAGCGAGACCACGCACACGGGCCAGGCCCTGCTTGTTGCTGACGATGACGGTCGGCTCACCGTCGAGGAGCTGCAGGAACTCGTCGAGGTCGTCCAGGGCCTTGTTCTGGGCGGCGCTGGTGTCGAAGTCGACCCAGTTGGAGACCACATCGGTGCGGAACTCGGTGGACGTGCCGACCAGGCCGACGTTGAGGCCATCGAAGCCGTAGCTGATGACGCCCGTGTCGCCGTTGATGACCTGGTCGTGGAAGAACGCGGACGACGCCTTCAGGAGCTGCGTCATCTGCAGGACGATCTCGTTCGCGAACGTGGGGCCGACCTCCGCGATGACACGATCGATCTGGAACGACCCACCGAGGGGCGCGAGGTTCGAGGTCTTCACGACGGTCTCGACCTCGGCCGGCGTGTACTCGGTGTTCAGCTGGCGGAAGCTGGCCGAACGCTGCGTGAGCAGGCGGCGGTACTGGTACGACATGGTCGCGCCGCCGCCGGCGGGGTTGACCGCGTCGTCGAACGTGAGGAGGTCGAGGAGGGGGGTGAGCTTCCGGAACTCGTCGATGACACGAGCATCGAGAGCGGGAAGTGTTCCGCGGGACGCCTCTGCGAGGGTAACGGGCATGGTGTGGTCCTTTCAGGGCCAGGGGGTGGGTTGTGGCTAGACCACGCCTCGCGATGCGTTGATCGCGGCGGTGACCGCGTCGGTGAGGGTGGCCGGTTCGGCCGGTGCGCGGGTTCCCCCGTTGCCGGCTCCTGCTGTCCCCGAGCTTCCTGCTGCGGTGACGAGTTGTGCTGAGCTGTGGTTCGCCACGAACTCGGTGATCGCGGCCGTGATGGCTGCGGTGTCCCCAGGATTCATCCCGGAAATCTTGTCGGAGAAGGATCGGCTGTCGAGGAGAACGTCGGCGTTCGCTCCGAGGGTGCCGGCGAGGCGGAGGACGGTGTTCTCGCGCTGCGCGGTCTCGTACTTGGATGTCAGTTCGGCGGCCTGCTGGGCGGGGTCGGGTGCCTGCTCGCCAGCCTTGTCGTCGAGTCCGAGTGCCTTGCGGATCTCGGCCTCGCGGGTTTCCTTGGCGGTTTCCAGGGACTCGGCGCGCTCGCGGTGGGTCTGCGCCTCGGACCGGAGCTGACGGACGTACGCCTGGGTCTGGGCGTCGAGGTCCGCGAACTTCACACCGTTCACCGGCTCCTGTGCGGCATCGGCCGCGACCTGAGCGGCATCCGGTGCCGGAGCAGCTGCGGGAGCCGCAGCGGGCGCACCAGCGGCCGCAGCAGGCGGGTTCTGGGCGGCGTGCTGCTGCTCAACCGCAGCGGCCATCGTCGCGGGAGAAGCGGGAGCTGCAGCCGGGACTTGCGCGGCAGGAGCAGCGGCGGGGGCGGGGGCGCCAGCGGCGGGGGCGGCGTCGGTCACTTGTCGTCACCTTCCTCGGTCTTGCCTTCGAGGAACGCTAGGAACTTCTCGGCCGACTCCACGATCTCGTGCGGAAGCGGCTGACCGAAGCTCGCGTCCTTCGCCAGGTCGACGGCGTGCGCGAGCGCGGTGGTGCGCAGCTCCGTGGGGCAGCCATCGCCCGCGGAGTGGACCGTGCCCGATCGAATCTGCTCGGCGATTACGTCGGCCTGCTTGGCAAGACCTGCGCTGTAGCCCTGCGCCCAATAGATTCCGTGGTCGGTTCCGGCGTATGGGTTCTCGGTGGTCATGGTGCTGTTCCCTCCCAGGGACTTCGCGTTGTGCTTCCCGGGTTCGCCCGGTCCGCTATTCATGGTCCCACCCTGACAGGTAGCACCGGGGTTCGGGGGGCTTTCTCCCCCGTGAAGATCAGGCTCTCACGTTGACGCTGACGAATCACACCCGTCGACTTGACATGATCCCGGATCTTGGCATCAGTATTGCGCACCTCACGGCGTGCCGCAGCCTGTTCCAAGGGTGTCGCCGCGATCGCTTCCCGGCGGAGGTACTCGCGCTTGCGCCGTTCGAGGGCACGGAGATCACTCCGTGCCTTCTCGGTCTTCGGGTCGTACGTGGTCCTGCGGCCGGTCGAGGGGATGCCGGGGAAGTAGCCGGCGACGGTGCACCTGCAGTTCGGTTGTGACCATCCGGCAGCCCGGGCTTGGTCGAGTGTGGCGGCGACGGTGACGGTCACGGTGCCGTCGTCGGTCGCGTGCTGCGCCTCTACCTGCCCGGTACGCCCATCGGTGGAGAGCACCTTCCCGGCCCACCTCGCGCACTTCTCGCACGACCCCACACCGATCACGATCTGCACCAGGTTCACACCCGACGACGACATGCGCCCAATGTGCCCTTCCTGCCATGCACGGTTCGACGCGGTCCGTGTCGCCATCTCCGCGTACGACCCGACTGGCATGCGGGCGCCGTTCCCGTACGCGATCGTGGGACTGCCCTCACGGGCGAGGAACGTCGTTGCCTGCCGCTGTGCTTCGTACCGGGTCATGCCGCCCGCCACGGACTGTGCGGTGACGGTGGCGATGGTCCGCTGGTACACGTCCGCGGAGGAGCGGAGGATCGCGGGGGTGAGAGCGGACAGGCCACCGACGAGCTGTACACCCAGTTCAGCGATCGCGTTCGCGGCCGTCACCGACAGGCGGGTGCTGGATACGGGGATCTTGGGGGCGAGGCCGAGGCGTTCGATGGCTGCCTGGTCGCCGGCCTGTGCTGCTTCCGCGAGGACCTGCCGTGCGAGGCGTGACGGGACGAGGCCCTGCACAATACCCGCCGCTGCAGCCTGCAACTGCCGCAGGATGGATGCCCGCTCTGCGAGTTCGGTGGTGTCGAGGCCCTTCCGGACAGCGTCCGCGGTCAGCTTCAGGACCGCCAGTTCGGCTTCGGCGTACAACTGGCCGATCTCCGCACCGAGCTGTTCGATCAGCTCGGCCGGAGATACGGCACCAGGTGCAGGGGATGCGGTGAAGGCTGCCAAGGACTACCCGCGCCCGGCGGCGGCTTCGTGAGCTGCGATCGCAGCGGCGATGCCTGCAGAGATGAGCTGGTCCTGGGTGTCGTTCTCGTTGGCGGCGAGGAGCGCACCTTCGAAGGCCTTGAACTCGATGGAGTAGGGGCCGTATGCGGGGCGCGGGGTGTTCTGCGTGGAGGTCATGTCCACAATCCTACACATCCGACCGGCGCGCGTCTACACACAACCCGCACCCGCAGTCGTACGGGTGCCACTCCGGCCCAACCGTGGTCGTATCGAGACCCCACCACGGGAACTCGATCCGCAGCACACCGTCGTAGCAGTCATCGTCGTGCCGGTTCGGGAGGGTACACACGGCACCGTACGGGCCAGCATCCGCACACTCATGCCGGCGGATACCCTGCTCATGCGCGGACGCCTGTGCCTGCTTGCTGCGGGTGCTCATCGCTTGCTCCGATCGTGCGCGAGGAGGGCACGCACGGCCGCGCGCATAGTTGCCTGGTTGGCAGACGGCACCTCAGCCCACGGACGACGGCTGCGCGCCTGCGTGTCCCACCCGTTGTCCACAGCTGCGGCTTCGTAGGCGTCGTGCATGATCTCGCATGCCTCCTCCACCTCGGCGTCAGTGAGCATCACGCGCCGCCCTGCTGGTCCACGCCGGTCTGCTCGTCGAGCGCACCCGTGTCCTGCTCATCTTCCTGCTGCGTTGGGTCGGGCTGTGCTGCACCGATGCCGAACGGGTCCGGGAGTCGCTTCGCTTCCGCGTCCTCGTGGATGCGCTTCACCTCGTCGCGGACCTCCTTGATCGACCACTCCGGGTTCCGCTCACGCACACCCGTCTCAATCGACACCAGCTCCGCAGCACGCAGGTACTGCAGGGTGCGGGCCTGCTTCTCCGGGTCGATCTGCGACACCTCAGGGAACACGATCTGAAGATCCTGCACCGTCATGTTCGGATCGTACCCGGCCGGCGCACCGTACAGGCGCGCCTTCAACGCCAGACCGGACAGGGACATGGCGGACAGGGCAGGCTTCAGGTTCCGGATCTTCTGATCCCGAGTCCGCTCCGACTTCCGGGCACGGTCCACCGTGTTCGTTGCCGCGACGTTCGCCTGACCCTCGATGTCCTCCCCGTACGTGGACGCACTGTACCCGCCATGCTGAAGGATCTCCGCCACCTGCAGACGCAGCAGCCCACTGTGAGCTTCCCACCGGATCTCCGGGTGATCGGTCACCACCTGGTCCTTCAGGTTTCCGTCCATGCCGAGCTGCCCGGGGATGGGGGTGAAGTATTCGGCGTATTCATCGAAGTACGACCCAGACCCAGGCTGTAGTCCTTCGAGGAGAGACGCGCCGATCATCGCCCTAGCCCTCCCCAGGCGGAGGTCACGCATCGCAGACGACCACGTCTCCGAGTGCGCGTCCAGGAATTCCTCGATGCCCTCATAGTCGGAGCGGCCCATGAGGGACAGGCCACCTTCGGACCGGAACCGGCGGGTGCGACGGTTCACGAACATCGCGGCCGTGGACTGCTTGATGCCGGTCTGGATGATCACCTCACCCTCCGGCCCGAACTGCTTCCCTTCGCCGGGGTCGCGGAGGTACCCGAGGTGGGCGGGGCTGTCCTTCGAACCGAACGGGACCAGGCGGCCGAGCTTGTCCGCCTTCCCCAGGTACAGGCCATGCGTGATGGTGCCCGGCTCGTGACGCATCAGGTGCCGGTACACGCCGTCGCCCTTCGCGGGGTACCGGTCGAACACGGTGATCGCGTACACACGGCCGGCACGGAACTCGGGGATGAACGCGTCGGCTGCGTGCGCCGTCATCCACGGGGCATCAGCTGCCTCACGGTCCCAGTTCCACGTGAACGCTGCACCACCCAGCCCTGCAGCCCACTCGGTGGCGGTCGACATGGCCGTGTGCGCCTCGTCGCCGTTCATGAGGAGGTCGAGATCATCCTGCACCGCCTGCACAGCGGAGGCGGCGTTCTCGTCGTTGTCGTCGATGACCAGGCGTGACTTCGGCGGCTCAGCCACGAGAAGGTCAGACGAGAGCGCGGCCAGGTTCCCCGGCAGCGGCGTCCCCAACCGTGTCGGCGGCTTCGCGGTCACAGGCTGACCCACGAACCAGTTCCGGATCCCACGCCCCACCCCAGCAAGACCACCACGTACGTACTGGCCGTCATGGAACACAGCCTGGTCGTACGCGGACTTCCCACCACCCGTGTACAGCTTCGTGAGTGCTGCGCTGTCGTTCGCGTACCATGCCGCGGACACGTTCACCTGGTCGTAGTACGGGCCGAACGGGGCGGTAGGCCAGGGCTGACCGTCTTCGGGTAGCGGCATTCGCCAGCCCCTCTCGTCGTGTGGGGGACGCG